ACATACCTTCGGTCATGATTTCACATTCAAGGTCGCCCGCTGCGCCTGCGCTGTTATCACATTTCGCATAGGCTACGCCTGCGAAAAATGAAGATGCTTCAGCTACACATGGTGCAATATAACCGCCTGCGTTTATTTTACATAAAGCGCCGCGATAAATAATGTCCGCTGCGACTACTGGCATAGTTACCTTTAGTCCCGGTTTTTCTGATATTTCAATATTGTCTGCTAATGCTGTCATTTTTATTTACCTTCCTTATTAGCTTCGATGTACTCAGCTTCAGTCAATTCTAATTTCTTACAAAGTTCTTTTTCTTTGTCTGAAAGCTCTACAACGTCGTTCTCTTTTTTAGTTCCCTTAACTTCAGTGTTCATTTTTTCTGAAAGTGAAAGTACTTCAAAAACGTCTTTGTTTTCTTTCATTGCGTCTAGCTGTGCTTTGTTAATCTTATTTTCTGAAAATAGCTTTTCAAGCTTGGCGTTCTTCTCTTTAGATGCTTTTTCGGCGTTAAGAGTTTTAACCTTTTCAGAAAGTGTCTTATTTTCTTCTTTAACTGTAACGAGTTCTTCGTTAATCTTAGTACTGTCTTCTTTTAATGTTTTGATTTCAGTATTAAGAACTTCGAGTTTCTCGTTATGTTCTTTCAATGCGATAGTTTCCATTGTTTTACCTTTCTGTTTATCTTTTAGTGATACAATAGCTTCCATTTTTAGAAATGGTCTATTGACCAGTGCGCCGCCTAGTAGTGTAGGCCCGTGCTCTTTCCGCGTATGCGGATGAACCCAGGCTTCATGAAATTCTGGCGAAAAATACCTAAATTCTCGGTCGCTCAACGCTAGCGCCCCTTTAGGTGTCCATTTAACCGCCCCAAGCAAAACGCTTTCGTCGAAACTTAAAAATACTGACTTAATCCATCCCGCAGCCTCACGCGTTTCATGATCATAGTCGATACTCAAGTCTACGCCTACAGCGTTCTCATTGAAATTTTTAAGAAAACTTTTTAACATGTCTTTTGTTATCTCAACCACGCCGTAGCTTGCATGATATCCTTTAACTACATTCGCTAATTCAATAACGTGTGGTAAATCGTCTGATAGTTTAATGCTACCAGTATTACGAAGTGATAAATACTCGGCGCTGCAATAACTATCTGCTATCAATTCGCCGACCGAAGCTTTTACGCCTCTTCTAATTTCGATAGTCTTAGATGTATCGAGAATAAATTCGGACTTATCATATTGAGTTATAACGATTGATTTGTCGCCTTCGTCTATTTTCTCGTAGAAAAAATAATGTGTTTTCGCCCATTCGATCGCTTCGGAAAGTTCAACAAATACATCTTTGTCAAATATTAAAGACTGAACTACAAGATTGTCTTCAAGCTGATTTTTTTCAAAAAATTCTTCTACTTCGGCTTCGCTTTCGAATACTTTTTGTGTGATTAACATGTCTCTTAACATTTAATACATTCCTTTCAGTGTAATTGATTTCATATCTTTTTCAGTAGGGGCTAAGATTTCGTGTTTAGGAAGTCGCTTCATTGTTTTAGGATTAGGACTTAAATAAGTTTTACAGTTGTGATGCAACGGCGGCTGATAAAAAATACCGTCGCTATCACTCGAAGAAACCGTCTTACCTGCTAGGTATTGGCATATATCAGACTTTGGTTTTGGGTTCACGTATGTGAAAGAATCTATTTCTTCTAAGACTTCTGGGTCATAAAAGAAAGCACGTCTTGACTCGTTAACCATGGTAGCGCTTGCGTTCGCAGCGGCTGTGTCTACTACGCCCGCCTGAATAAATTCGTCAGCCGATGTAGTAAGTTCGTCTTTAATTACATTAATATCATTTGTTTTCTTCTCAGTGCTCATGAATGTAAATGCTACGCGGTCTGTGATATCAGTCGCTTGTTTACTTGATATCAAGTCAGCTTCGCGCGCTAGTAATAGCTGAACATGTTTAGGAAGTTTAGAAAACTCATTAAACTTAAAGTTATGCTTGTCTAAAAATCTTATAGCGGTCTCGTTATCTTTTAACTTCACGTCTTTCTTTTCGGGAACTTCAAGGCGTGCCATGTCTAGCGCTTCAGTCGATAACGCCGTCAATGCGGCTTTTAGTTCTTGCCTGAATTTAGCTATACCGCCGACCTTTATGCCGTCGATAGCTTTTAGTTTAGAGCTATCTGGTAGCTGTTTATATTTTTTAAGTACGTCAGCAATATATTTATCTGAGATGAATTTTAATTTATCCCGCATTATTACGGCGGTCTTTTCCTTGCCTACTTCGATAAGTGGTCTAGGTGTTTTAGGGTCGGCAAGCTTTAGAGCAGTTTCATCGATAATATCCACAGTGCTATCACTAGGGTCACTGTCCACACTAGCATCACTTGAAGTGTCAGCTTCTGAGTCGGTGTTATTTTCATCAATAGCCCCTTCGGTTTCAGTGTCTTGATTTTCTAAAACAGTCCCTTCGGCTTTCTTAGGTAACTTGTTTATTTTTCGTACATAGTCTTCTAGGATTTCATCACTCTTAACTATGCCGCTAGCCGTGTAGCCTGTTATCACTTCCATAAGCTCCTTACCGGCTTTATTTGATATCCCTGAATAGGTTAAAGCAGGCATCACGCCGACTGTGTCAGCGAAATTAAGTTTCACTAAGTTCGGAATTAATTCCCTATTTATTACGTCCCGTATTACGTTCGCAAAACTTTCAATTCCATTTAAGAAAAAATCAGATAAGTCATTGGTTAAAGCGAACGCGCCACCATTTCCGCCAATACCTAATTCTAGAAACGTTGCAACTACTGCGCTAGCCATCTCTTCATTTTCAGCTTTTACAATGGCTTCGACTTTAGATGGGTCAAATGTATTGTTGTTTAATGTTAAAGGCCATCCTTCAGGTGACATAATGTATGCGTTTTCTGCATTCGTAAACTGTCTTAGTTTTTCTTCGGCTGATTTATATTGAACATCGTCAGGCTTAACATTCTGTGGAACTACAAGCATCGGCGTCGGTATTGCGAACCGTTCAATTCCAATTATTTCAAGTTCTTTAATTAAAAGTTTTCTTTTGTATGCACCATAAAGAGGTCTAAGTACTGGAAATCCGTTGTTGTCGCCTTCAGGTTCGTTAAGAAATAACATTAAAACGTCTACAGGAAGTACAACGCGTGGGATGTCGATGTCGCCCGTTTGTTCTTGTTCAATGCTTTTTAGGTCGCCTGTTTTTTCGTCATGGTTCCACTTGATAAGCGTTGTTTGGTTTCGAAAACCAAGTTGTGCAAGCCCCGTATACTGTCCTAATTCTTTATTGTCTTTGTTGTCGTGGACCACTTCGAACACTGAATGACCGTGTGGAATACATGTCAAAGCTTCGTTCAAAAACTTACCCCAGAAAATATCTTTGAATAAAATTTGATCCATTAAAGCTGCAACTTCGATGTCTTTGTTTTCATCCGAAGCGGGTTCGATACTCCAGTCAGCCGAACGAATAGGATTAACTATTGCAGACATTATTTTTCTGACCTGCGCGTCTGAGCGTCGCATCTTATTATAGATTGATGCGGCTTCAAAGCCTTGTAGTTGTGATAAGTATTCTTCGGTGTAAATTCCCGATTCAACTGGCGTTCCTGATTTTCCGATTTGTTTCTTATTTATTTTTAATTCAGTAGGCATAGTCTTCCTTTAATATGAAGTAACTTTTATCCCGTTGTGCGTATAGTTTTCAGTATCGCGCTGTTTATAACGAGTAGTCAACTTATTCCCTGTAGAAATTGGGAACTCCCCCACGCTCACATGATAAAAATAATCTATTGCGCCGCTCAAAGTATCTACAATGTCGTCATGTGTCGCATCGGGAAAGTTTTCTACTTCGTCGTAAAAGTCTTTATTCCAGTGAGCTTTTTTAACTTTTATGTTTCCCGCTTCGGCTTGACTTGACGCAGGACTAGCGGCTGTGATTTTATCCTTCGAAATTTTATTAACATGAAGCTTATAACCTACAAGCTGTCGCGTCATATACTCAGCTTCCCCCTTGCCTGCGCTTCCAGGGTCTTGGAAAAATCCGATTGCAACTTGTCGCCCGTCGATTAGCGCCACGTTCTTAATTCGTTCCTCTACTCTGAAAGCCGAAGCGCGAAACCTCACTACGTCGTCAACGTAAAACACGCCTGCACTATCGCGGCTTAGTTTAAGACCGACCGTGTAGTCGGGGTCTTTATTTGTCT